TAATTTTATTTAATTTATTTAATTTATTTAAAATATAAAGTTTTTTTAATTTTGTAGAGGATTATAATTGAAACTTACTTCAGCATAATTATGAGCAAGACCGTGAAGACTGGCAGCAATTGCAAGAACAAGCAATATCATAATTATTTGATATCTGTCGAGTGGTTCTCTATCCATTGTGCAAAGGCAGTAAATGATGTAGATAATAGCAATGAGGATTATTAATCCGGCGAAACATAAACCAAGTATAGATGGTCTCATCTTATATATATATCTTAAACCATAAATTTTATTTTTCTATATTTAAAAATAAAATAATTCAATAATTTACTGAATACGCAAAATTATCGAAGTGAATTAATTAAAAATATAAATTGTGTTTAAATAAATAATTTAATTATAAGAAATATATTTTTATATATATTATATATATAATATTCAAATGGCAGAATTAGAAGATGTTGAAATGGAAGGACACTTGACCTGTTTCGGTTTAGTAAAGTGTTTCTGTTGTCTCGAAGAAAAATTCGGTAAAGTTGTTTTGTGTGCAAGCTATGGTCATGTTGACAAACTCAACAAATACGTCGACTGTCTTCACAAATTACATCAAAAAATACAATTGTTTACACAAGAAGTTGATAAATTAGGTAGTGAATTAGAAAAAAAAGAAATCAGAATTCTTTTGGATAAAGTTCATCATCTTAAATCTATTGCTAAAAATATCGTTGATGATACAGCAGTTTTAACACCAAAACAACACGCACAACATATGGCCCAAGCTGGTGGTAAACGCAGAGTATCTAAAAAAGGATCTAAAAAAGGATCAAAAAAAGGATCAAAAAAGGGATCAAAAAAATAAACTAGTTAATTTAATTAAAAATTGAATTTGTATTATTTATTATACCTTTATTTTACGATAAAATAAAGATAAACATATTACATCGAGAACTATACAAATATGGGTCGAGTTTACAAAATTAACGAAATCAGTGAGTCGTTGATTAATTCAAACATCGAAATACATGGAAGAGTACATAACATTCGTGCTTTACCAAAAGTATGTTTTATTATTTTACGTGACCAAATTCAGTCGATTCAATGTGTAATTTCTAAACCAAAACAAAAAAAAGAAATACAAATAGATACAAACATCGAACCCGATCCTGAAATCGAATTATTTAATAAATGTGCAGGATTAAAAACTGAAGCGTATGTAAAAATTGGAGGTGTCGTAATACAACTACCAGACAACATAAAACAGGTCAACTTCACATCACACAAAAATTTCGAATTTAAAATAACATCAGTCGAACTTATTTCAGATACAGTTCTCGAGTTGCCATTCGCATTAGAAGATGTTAATCATTTGTACAATTCAACCGCTGATGAACGACATACGGAGACTTCAGAAGAAGCGGAATCCAGAAGAAATAAAGTGCATTTACATACTAGATTGAATAATAGAGCATTTGACTTAAGAGCACCATTTAATAATTGTATTTTTAAAGTACAATCGGGTGTCTGTGAATTTTTCAGAAATCATCTGACACAAGAGGGATTTATGGAAATACATAGTCCTAAAATAATTGGAACGCCTTCAGAAGGTGGTGCCGCCGTATTTAAGGTCAATTATTTTAATACTGATGTATTTTTGGCTCAATCACCGCAGTTATATAAGCAAATGTGTATTAACGCTGATTTTAACAGAGTATTTGAGATAGGGCCTGTTTTTCGAGCTGAAAATTGTGCGTCCCATCGCCATCTTTGTGAATTTGTTGGTTTAGATATTGAAATGGCTCTATCTCCAAACAATGGAGAAGTGGATTATCACGAAATAATTAGAACATTTTGGGGAATGTTAGTGCATGTATTCGAAAATATAAATAAAAAATATCAAAAGGACATTGATTACATTAAATCTCTCCATAAGTTGGAGGACCTCAAATACAGTCAAGAACCATTTATTTTGGACTTCAGGGACGGTGTAACATTATTACAAAATGCCGGATTTGAACAGTCTTTTTTGGATGACTTGTCAACACAAAACGAAAAGGAATTGGGGAGATTAGTTAAGGAACAATTTGGCTACGATTTATTTGTTTTGGATAAATATCCTCTTTGCGTGAGACCTTTTTACACGATGCCTGCGAATGATAGTATTTATAGTCACTCATTTGATGTCATAATGAGAGGACAATAAATATCTTCAGGTGCACAAAGAATAAATAATTACACTCAACTTGTTGATAGATTAAAAGAATTAAAATTAGATCCCCAATATTTATATCACTATCTAGAATCGTTTAAATATGGATCGAGACCTCACGGTGGATGTGGATTCGGTCTTGAAAGAATTGTGATGTTATTCCTGGATTTAGAAAACGTTCGAGAAACGTCATTATTCCCACGCGATCCAACGAGAGTTGTTCCATAACATTATAAGAAATGTTCCATAGTAATATCATAACATCAGATTTTTTTTATAATTTATATATGTGATCACGCGATGAAATCATAAAATGATTCATAAAAATATATAAAAATAGTAATTTTATGAATCATTTTATGATCAATTCGCGTATATTGTTTTACTGTTTTTCAGGCACAATATCATAAAATTATTTCATTTTATAATGATTTCATTTTATTTACCTGTGCTTGATCACTTTTAATATTTCAAAAGGAGATTATCTACTGTTAAACACTGAGTACATTAAAATAATAACAAGATTTTATAAAAATTAAATGTTTTTCATTTAGTTCACTATTCCAGTGACAATGAAATATTAAAATTTAATTCAAAAAGTACTAATAAAATTAAAATTTCTAAAATTTGAATAATTTGTTTATAAATAAAAAATTGATTAATTAAATCATGAAGTTATTGATTATTAATTAAAAAATCAAATAGTCAAATAATTCAAGATATTATTTTTTTAAAATGATGTGGACAAAAGAAAATGTTAAACGAACATTTACAGGATATTTTGAAAAAGAGAAACATATTATTGTTCCTCAATCATCACTTATACCACCGAATAATGACACATCCATTTTATTTACCAATTCCGGTATGAACCAATTTAAACCTATATTTATTGGAGAAAATTCTAATAAGCTAGGGAGCGATTTGGTGTGTAATATTCAACGTTGTATAAGAGCAGGAGGAAAACACAATGATTTTGATCAAGTTGGTAAAGACACATATCATCATTCAATGTTTGAAATGATGGGTAATTGGCATTTTAATTGTGATGGAAATAATACAAAATTTAAACAAGATGCAATCAAACACGCTTGGCATTTATTAGTTAATATATTTGGACTCGATCCCGACAGAATTTATGTTACGTATTTTTCTGGATTCGAAGGATCACAAGTTCTTGATGCAGATACTGAAACTAGAGATATATGGAAACAGTATCTTAGCGAGAACAGAATTTTACCATTTGAAAAAGAAAATTTTTGGGAAATGGCTGAAGTAGGACCTTGTGGGTCTTGTACTGAGATACATTATGATCTCATCGGAAATAGAAATGTAGCTGATTTAGTTAACAAAGATGATCCTACAGTGATCGAATTATGGAATTTAGTTTTTATGGAGTATGAAAGGAAGATAGATGGCTCATTTGTCAATTTGAAGTATAAACATGTAGATACCGGGATGGGTTTTGAACGATTGGTTTGTGCTCTTCAGGGTAAGACCTCTAATTATGATACAGATATATTCAAAGAAATATTTGATAAAATTTATATCATTACAGGTGTACCATTGAGTGATGAAACAATGACTGCATATCGTGTTATTAGTGATCATATTCGCAGTATTATTTTTTCATTGAATGATGATATAACACCCAGTTCCAAGGGACGCGGAGCGATTATCCACAAACTATTTGAAAGAGCCTTCCATTATGCATGTTTATATCTCAATGCAAGACCAACATTTATGACAGAATTAACGGAAGAATTAAAAAATTATTTCATTAATGAGGAGACATCGATTAGATCGAAATGGAACTTAATTACGTACATTATCGCTGAAGAAGAATTTAAAATAGGAAAAACAATGATAAAATCTGTATCATCATTTAAAACAATTATTGAACGAGGAGATAAAACAATCAATGATGACGATGTTGTTTTACTAAAAGGTAGAGATATTAATATGATGACAATTATTCAATTCGCTAAAGACAATGAATACAAAATAACATGTGATATAGAACAAATATTTGAAGGAACAGAACTTCTCAAAACAAAAAAACAAGCAAAAGCTGAGCGGCGTAAGGAACGTAGAGAACAAAGTAATCAACAGACAGATGACACAAATTAATTATTTTTATATTATTTTTTAATGATCATACAATTATTCAATCATATTTTCATCATTCAATCTCAATAATTTTCTAGTTTCTTCAGGAATTTTTCTATTATTGTACAAAATTAATTTAATTTCTTTTTTTGTTTGTTCTATTATTTTATCATCATCTTTTCTACTTAAAAAATTTCCGAATCGTTTTAGAGTTGACTCATCGAGTTTACCTTGTAATTCTTCAAATTTTTCAACCAAGTAATCACTTTTATCGTCATACAAATCTTGAAGACAATTTTCTCTATTCATTAATTTCCAATCAATACCATCATACATCATGATATATGAATCTTTTATATTACTAATATATATATTATGATTTTCTGGTCTGTTTTTATCGAAATGAATTATTTGGGTGAGATTTTCAATAGATTTAAATCCCTTATTCAGTATTTTTTTCATTTGATCATTTGTAATAAACGAAAGATCCTCTTTTCCATGTCCAATTAGATTAATATGTAAATTATTATTTGTTATATTATTTAATTGATTATTCGAATTTATATTTTGTTTGTCAATATTATTTATTATTCCATTATTAATTGAATTATTAATTACTTTACTTTTTGCTATTTCTTTTCTTAATTTTAAATTTTCATTCATTAATTCATTTATTTTTTTATTAGTTTCATCCATTTGTTTTTTATTATTTTCTTCTAGTTCCTTCATTTGTTTTAACAATAATTGATATATCTCTTCCTTTTTATTTGTGTCTTCTTTTTTAATCTTACATCTATTATTCAAATGTCTAGCAAGCGAATTTTTTAATGTAAATATCTGATTACAATAATTACATTGTATTGGCTCCACTCTATGCACAATCTTATCATCACAAAATATTATATTATTTTTTATTTTAACCAATTTGGCTAAATCTTGGCTATCTTTTGGCTCGGATTGGCTTATTGAACCGCATTGATATTTTCTATTAATGTGAACATCATAATTATGCTTTTTATTAAATGATTTGTGACAACGATCACATTTATACTCGACCATTATTGTGTTTATATTATACATATACATATATAATATTTATTTAAATAGTATTATTTTATAGCATATTTATAGCGCTATAGCATATTTATAGCGCTATAAAAATAGCTATTTCGTGGGGTAATTACATTTATGAAAAATATGCAGAGGGAGGGGGGGGAGAAAATAAAACACATAAAAATTGTGTAAAAAAATTTATCAACGACATCTATATTTTAAATATAATATTTACATAATATTTATGATTATGTAAATGACGATAAGTATAAAAAATATATTAAAAAATACATTTAAAAATAGATGTTTTTGCGTCATCTGATCAAATTTAATCTATGAGAATCAAAACTGTTAAAATAAAAAATTGATAAATATTTAGATGATATTAATCAACTATTAGACATGAAATAATATATCATAGAGCACATATTATGTATAATTTATATAAATATATTGATAGATGGACATATTTATGTAGTTTAATACATTCTATAATTTTCTTTGTTAGGATTGTTTTATATAGAACAATATATAAAATTGCATCGAATTTAAATACAGAAAGTGATTTATCAGAATTTTATACTGAAATAATTAAATATTTTCTAGGCCTTTTGTTAATCGAATTTATACATTTGGGAACATATTATTACACCAAAAAATTAATAAATAAAACTATTTCAACTCTGTTTTCTAATGCAATGTCAAATATGTTGAGATACAAGTTAACTGATTTGCAAATTTATGATAAAAATAAACTTATTTCATTACATGATTTATATTACATTTTTGAATCGGTTTATGAGAAGATGATATTGAACTTGCCGAGATATATCATATATTTATGTTACTACATTTACGGAATTTATGAATTTTCATTCAAAACTGTTGCAACAATGCTAATAATCAGTTTTGTTTCGACAATTATAATACATAAAATATTAGAAATAAAGGAACGAAATTATACAAAATTTTATCTACATGATACATTAATGAAACAAGAACATATCGAGAGATTAAACAATATTAAACATATTAAAACATCGCAAACTGAATGTTTTGAACAAAATGAAATTACTGATTCGTATAAACAGAGAGAAATAACAAAAAATTATGATATGAAATTAACAAATGTGATGACTCTCATACCCGATCTGACGGGTAATTTTATGACGTGTATGATATATATATTGGGCGCAGAAAGTGTGTCATCATTAATGATAAAACCTATTGATTTAATATTTTTGGGTACAAACTCTAATAATTTCATATATTATACAATTAATCTAAAAAGTATATGGGACGATTACAAAAAACATCATCATCAAATGAAGATAATATTTGATTTAAACAATGAAAAAAATAAAATTGAGTTAACATCAATGAATGAGGACAATATGAAGGAAATACATAAATTAAAAATAATATATGAAAATAATGTTGTTCCTTCGAATGGACACGAATTCATTGTTGAGAGACATAAAATAACATCAATTATTGGGAAAAATGGATCGGGAAAAACATCACTCGTATATTCCTTATTAGGAATGAATGATTTAAAATGTTGGAATCTTGAATATAAACCGACCGATTCAGATGAATGGATTCATATGAATGGAATGAAAACACGTGAAAATATTAGTATGATATACCAAGATTCTCAATTATTTGATAAATCTGTAATGTATAATATATTGTACGGTACAAAATCGAATGAAAATGATGTGATAAAATTGAGCGAAAAAATGGGTATAAGAGAATGGGTTATTACAAATTCTGAAAGAAAAATAGGGATGAATGGTGAGTCAATAAGCGGAGGAGAAAAAAAGAAAATACAATTATTGAATGCTCTGTTACAAGATAAAGACATATATATATTTGATGAACCGACAAATAATTTGGATGATGTAACAAAAAAGTGGTACATAACACAAATAAAAGAAATGTCAAAACAAGGTAAAATAATAATTATTATTACACATGATGAAATATTGATAAAACAAACAGATTTAATAATTGAACTCAATAAAATAAGAGAGCAAAATTAAAGGATTTTACCGGAAAAATACATTTCATTTTTATTGTCACATTTTAATAAACATTTATCATCATTTCTTATGTGTATTAAATTATTTTTACTGTATGAATTATTTTTATTACCATATTTTGAAAATCGAAGTGACAGACAGTATGTATCCTCATCTTTGTCTTCGGGAACGTAAGTCTTTGATATAATTAATACGGGTTCAATAACATTGCCAACAAATAACATATATTGATGACCAATACGTAATTGGCAATCAGAATCTTCAAGAAATGGTTGTTCTGACAAATGATCTAGTTTTACAACAAAATGATCATTAACTGATTTCAATTTTTCATATATCGATTGAGAAATGAGTGACATATGTTTATCTATTTCTATATTATCATCTAATTGTAGTTCTAAAGAACCCATTTCACCATTTGTTATACAATTTGACGATATTTGTTTTTTATAAATAGTTTTGACAATAACATCATAGAATTCGCCATAATATGGACCTATTTTTAATTTATTTCCTATTTCAATAACACCAGATGTCATAATACCACTAACAATATTTCCCGTATTACCAGAATTACCAAATACATTATTTATCATAAAATCTGCATTATTTGTGTTATTTGGATTTTGTTCATATTTTAAACTAATATCATTCACTGTTATTTTGTTCAGTGCAACAATAAATTCGTTGTGATATTGGAGGGTAGTATTCGAAATGACAAAACTATCTATATAATATGTTTTGAAATGTGGGAACATGTTATACAATGAATCAATATAGAGATTTTTCTGTATTTTTGGTTCTTTATCAACTAACATGTCCGATTTAGTAAATAATATGATAAATTTAATTTTGATACAAAGTGCTAATTTAATAAATAATATTACATCTTGATTCAATTCCGAGTTAATATCTATAACAATAACAAATACATCCGGTTTATTTGATAAAATACCATAAATTGTTGTGCGAAAATACTTAATTAGACCGGGTAAGTCAATTAAACTTATGATTTTGTTTGATGATTCAACTATTCTATCCCATGTACAGAAAGCACTGGATCTGTAATTATTCAAATTGTTTATACTGTCAAGACCAATAATATCATGTTTAATACTCGATGTAAGACCAGTAGTACATTCGTGTGTGTGTTTAAACACTGATGATCTACCACTCCCATTGCCATTATCTTTTTCACCATATGTCAAAACACTAATTGTCGTAGTTTTGCCATGATATGATGGGCCCAAAAAAATAGTTCGTAATTCGTTAATTTTGTTAATATTTTTTTTAGTAATCAATGCAATGGCAAACCACTTATTGTTAAAAATATATTTATCACAATGTTTAATAATAAAATTATTCCTTTTAGCGATTTCATCAAGAATAATCAATGATTTATCTAATACTTCTTTGGTTATATAACCTGTTAATCCTGAATCATCAACACCAATGAAATAATATGCATTATGTCTTCCTGTTTCCAAATAACCTTCCTGAACACGGTACCGCATTTGTGAAACCATTTGTGTTAAACGTTTCGGATCAATATGATCAAGACGCAATTTATATTCAATATATCCATCATCACTTTCTGGATTGAAGACCGGGTTTCCATTATCATAATTGATCACGAAATCATTCAAAAATGATGCATTATTTTCTTCCATTTGTTGCTGTATATAATACTTATAATGTTAATGAATGTTTATATAAAATATATATATAGAATTTCATTTTTTATGCTTTTAAGGGAAGAGTTACTATCACATTCGATTTTTTTTATTTAAAATATATAATGATTTTATACCCACCAAAAATAAATATTTATTGTATTCTAATAAATATAAATATGATAACTGCTATTAAGAAATTATTATACAATACTGATCCTAAAATATCAGGACATGGTATACACATCACAAATATCACCCAATTTGATCAGGATTCTATATTGGTATCAACAACAAATCCATCTGTTTCTTTAAATAAAATAAAAACAAAAACATATAACAATGGATTAACAAAATTACTTGGACCAAGTGAACAAATCAACATCTCACCTGTAGAATCTATTAATACAAAGTCATCAAATTCTCATATCACGAACGCTAAATTTATCAACAGACTAAGGGATTCACCCAAAGAATTATGTATTATTCCAAAAAATCAATTCTCAGTTGTATTGATAAGTGAAAATAGATCTAAAATTGAGCAAAAATATTTTAGTATTAATAATGATACCGACCTACGCGAACAAGTTGTTGAATTAATTAATAACAAATATACGGATGTATGTAAATGTCGTGAATGTTATCATTTAGCAGGATTTGTTCAATTATGCGAATTCAATTTAATTGTCCAATTAATATGTAGTCATACACATTCACAAAGAAAAATATTTATATTAACATCATCAATGGAAAAACACAATGGAGGACCAACAGTACCTTTAAAGCACACAAGTGTATTAGCAGTAATTGATTTTTATAGATTGTGTAGAAATAATAAAATTAAACGTGATATAGCAATAAGTTCAGTAATAACAAGTGTTGCATTTAACGGACATGATCAATTATATTTTATATCTTCATACGGAAAACGTGGTCATGTATGGTCCGTACCATATTTCTTTGGCTTAAATTTTTTCGGTGTACCAGTTTTATTAACAAAATTAAATCATTCACCAAGAGGTGTATGTGTTTTAAAATACAATAAAAATTATATTTATGATGACTATAAAGAAAAATCTGAAAATAATTTAGATATGAATGTTACTAGCGCAGAAAAATTATTGGTTGTATGCGATAGTAAAATAAAATTTACTTATTATTCAATTCTTATTAAAAAGGAGGATAATCATACAAGTGTCTAATAAAAGTTCTATAGATAAAATTGATAATTTGATTTTATGGTATATTCTTTCTTATTTTGTTCATAGTAGCCTTAATTCCATACAGGATTTAACGATTCGAATAGTTTACTTACTTTACACCAACATGGGAGGACAAAACATATTTAAACGACATCAAGATTGTGGCACACCACGTCATAGTTGTGAGTTAAAAGGAACAAAACAAGCCATTGATATGGCAAACCAATTATATAGACATATGATTGGTAACAGAAAACGAAAACGTGGAACACTTAAGGAAGTGCACGAATACATCGATATCACAAAAATGTTACAAACTATTGGATTACACAAACATGAACTTAATAATGATTCCTCATCCGCGGAGACAGATATCAAGTCGGATCAAAATGTCGATGTGGAATCTGGCGATGACGGTTTCGATAGTAATTCTGATGACGAACTGGATGATGATAATAGTTCAGCAGTAAATGAATTTGTAGATTTTGAGGATTCAATTTCCCACATTATAGCGGTTTGTTTGGTTGTGTTTCTGACTATTGATAGAAATATTTTTCCAGTTCTTGTTTTCGACGGAAAAGCTCCGGAACTTAAAAAAGCGAAATTACTTGAACGGAAGCAAAATCGCGAAAAAGCCGAAGAAGAAAGGGATCGTCTCGATGATAAAAATAGTGATGAATACATTAAACAAAATAAACGATGTGTTTCATTACAAGGACGTCATTACAATGAATCGATTGAACTCATGAAAGCATTTGGATTGCCCACAGTTGTATCATATGGTGAAGCCGACCCACAATGTGCAGCTTTTGCATGTGATCCTTCTGTATGCCATGGTGTGATTGGCAATGACTCTGATCTTTTACTTTTTGGTGCAAATCGAGTCGTAAAAGATTTTTCGCGAAAGAATGCGATGTATATGGAATTCAAACTAACGGATATATTGACATCCATGAAAAAAAAAATAAATAAAATTCGAGAAGAGGAAGGATTACCTCAAATTGATAAATTTACGAACGAGAATTTTATTGATCTGTCAATTTTGTGTGGCACAGATTACAATAAAGCCATAACTGGATTTGAAAATACGGATTCGTGTATGATCGAATTGTTTGCTAAATTCGATCTCGATGTTGAAAAAGTTGTTGCTTATCTCAAGACAGAAGCAGAACGAAACAACCACATAAATATTCCTGGGAATTTTATTGAACTATGGCAAAAAGTCCGGGAATATTATATTAATGCCAAAGTGATCGACCCTCAGTCGATTAATACGGATATTCACATGCCAAATATTTCACAGATGACAAAACTACTAGTCGATAAGTATTGTTTCAAGAAGGAAGTGGTGGATAAATTGTATAATGGCCTCATTTCGTTATACAATATGTACCATAAAATCACCGGCGGTAGCGAATCATATAAAAGTTTCCGCAGTTATCAAGTCAAGTTCCATGGTGAAAAAAAATATCAGCATCGTGATCATCGTGATCATCGTGATCGTGACAGAGAACAGCCTCAAATTCCATCAAAAAATGATGATTCGTATGGATCATCCGATTGGAAAACAAGAATGATCAAATCGAATAGGTACAATAAATTGAAACATAACACAAGGAATATATCTAATTTACCATTACGAGAAACAATTCCGAAAATATTTTCATCTGTTCCTGCATAATTTTATTTTATTTTAGTTTTATAAAAAAATTATAATTGGTTCAAGACATAATTAACTGCATCATTAAAATCGAGAGTAAATTGTTCTTTTGTGGATATCTTTTTAATTGTTAACTGATTGTTTTTTAATTCTTTATCTCCAACAACAACCATGAATTTAATATTGTTATTAAATACATCGGCCAGTTGATGACCCATTTTAGGATTTTCACTATGGCTCATTATACAATTGACACCTTTTTTTCTAAATAGTGAACTTAATCTAATTCTTTGATTGACCATATCTTGTCCTATAGTACAAATGTATACTTCTGGATTGTTTGATTCACTTAATTGTTTAATAAAATCTTTTTCAGTAATTTCTAATATTGTTATAATTCTTTCGACACCTAAAGAGAATCCTACACTGGGAATTTTTCCATGATTTGAAAATTTTTCGATAAGATTGTCATATCTCCCTCCTCCACAAATAGCGGATTCCATTACATTCTTGTCATAATAATATCCCTCAAAAATAATTCCGGTATAGTAATCCAACCCTCTTGCTAATAATGGTTCAAACGAAAAGTATTTATCTATTTGCATTGATGAAAGTTGTGTCATTATTTTTAAAAACATGTTGTATGTTTCATCCGATATGAAATGATTATTATGTAAATAGTTTAGTCTGTCTCCCCAATAATTATTATTTTCATTGAAGGATGAAATATTTTTGATAAAGTTTATTATATCATCGACCATCACATTATCAGCGTAATCGGAAAATTTATTTATTAATTCTTGTCTAATTTCATCGATTGATTTTTTATCTAATTTATCTATACTCGATGTAACTGAACCAAACATATCGGATGGAATATTTAACTTGCTTAAATAATCTGCAATAATTGTACGGTGATTAAATTTTATTACAAAATTGTCACCAATTAATCTTGTCATAACATCAACTGCCAAATCACAAATTTCCATATCAAAAATATTTGTACCCGTGTCATTACCAGCGATATCAAAATCACATTGATAAAATTCACGAAAACGTCCCTTAGAAATTTGCGGGTTATCACTACGATATACTTTACCGATTTGATAACGTCTAAATAATTGTAAACCATTCACTCCAACATATCGAGCAAATGGCACAGTCAGATCATATCTAAGAATTAATTCGTCTGATTCATCTTTGAGTTTGTATACTAATTTATTAAATTCATCGCCATATATATTTTTAACAGTATCATATAATTCGAAGATTGGTGTTTCTAATTGTTTTGCATTACGACATTCGAAACATTTCTTACTAACATCAAATATATGAGATCTCAATTTTACATCAATATTATATAAATCTCGTGTTCCCGTTGCAGTCCGAATCATTGTAATATTATTTGATGTAATATTATTTGATAAATTTATTGCATCATTAATTGATATATGACATTTTATTTTAAAAAATCAATTTTTATGAAAATCGGACCATTTGGGGAGTATAAAATAGTGTTTATGTTTCACAAAAAAATTTGATTATTAATATGTTTTGGTTATATGTGTCTATATAAATAAATAATTATAAAGAGTCTGTTATATAAGTATAATTACGGAAATGAATCAAACAAAACGAGATTATTATGAAATCCTTGGCGTACCAAAAAATGCATCAGAAAAAGATCTAAAAAAAGCATATCGAGATCTTGCTATGAAATGGCATCCTGACAAAAATCAAGACAACATAGAAGAAGCAACCGCAAAATTTAAAGAAATTGTTGAAGCAAATGAAGTTTTGTCAGACAAATCAAAAAGGGAATTATATGATCAATATGGCCACGAAGGATTATCACAATCTGGTTATACAGGTGCAAATGTAAATATGGAAGATTTACAAAATATATTTTCATCATTATTTGGAATGGGTGGAATGCCAGGAATGGGTGGAATGCCAGGATTTGGTTTTGGGGGTATGAATAATAATGACTCGGTGCCACCTGCTAAACATGTTAAAGAATGTACATTAGAACAATTATATAAAGGACTCAAAACCAAGGAAACGATCGAACGTTTCTCGTTATGCAAAGTATGCAATGCAACAGGTTCAGCAGATGGTGTCGAACATAACTGTAAACAATGTGATGGACGTGGAAAAACTATTAGAATTGTTCAACAAGGTCCGATGATACAACAAATAATGGAACAATGTGCGCCCTGTAAAGGTTCTGGAAGGGATAAAGTAGTAGAATCTTGTTCTCAATGTAAAGGAAAACGTGGATTAAAAGAAGATTATGAATTAGAAATTGAAATAAAACCAGGTTCTTACAATAATCAACAAATTCACATTCCCAATGAAGGCAATGAAATACCAGTTAATGAAAGATCAGATGAAGATACATCACGCTCTGATTTGGTTATATTCATCCGTGAAATTCAAAATGAGAAGTTCGCAAGATTATTTGCTATAAGAGGAAAAAAAGAACCAAATCCAGCCGATTTACTATATCAAATGGAAATAACGATGGCTGAATCTTTATGTGGATTCCAGAAAGAAATAGAACATATTTCTGGTAAACCAGTCACAATTAGAAATAATACTGTGTTGAAAGAAGGCGATATTATTGTTGCTCCAAACCAAGGTATGCCAATTGTTGAAGAAGACAACAAAAAACACAAAAATAAAAATAAACACAACAAAAATAATAGCCCAATAAAATATGGCGATCTCTATATTAGTATTTCCATTAAAAAACAAGATTTATCTCCAGCAACTAAAAGTAGACTGTGGCAGTTACTGACGGGCTCAGCATACAAAGAACCGTCGCAAAAAAATGCAACTGAAACTGTCATGTTAGATGATCATAAACAACCACAAAAACATAATCAAAGACATCGTCATAATCATAATCATGATGATAACGATAACAATGATGACGATGACGATGACGATGACGATGATTTTGGACACGGACATGGTAACTTTAAAGGAGCACAGTGTGCTCAACAATAAATAATTAAATTGTACAAAATAAGTATTTTGTATAAGTCTATTTAAAATTAGTTTATTCAATAAAATTATGCATTATTTTCTGATTCTTTAGTTTTTTTTATTTGTTTACCATTTTGTTTTTTATTGGTATTATCTTCTTTATCATCATTTACATCATTTACATCATTTACATCATTTACATCATTTACATCATTTACATCATTTACATCATTTACATCATTTACATCATTTACATCATTTGCGTCATCTTCTTT